GAATTTGTTAAAGAGGTTTGCCCTGAGCCACTCAAATCTTTTGAATGGACTCAAAGCTTGTATAGCGATTGGAGAGCCAAGTTCGAGCCTGAGAAACAACAGCGTATGGACCAGGCACTTCGGTTCGCTCCTTTTGCTAAGCTTGGAGACTATTCAATGAAGGACATTTTTGTTAAGATAGAGGCTTTGTTGGTTGGACATAAACCTAACTGGGCGCCTCGTGTCATTTTCAAAGGCACGGACCTGTACAATGCAATTTCTGGGCCCATTTTTAATGAGCTCATGCGCAGGTTCGACGTTTGTCTTAATGGCATGCGAGGCAACTGGCAGTTTAGGTCCAGCTACAAGAAGACTCCTGATGAATTTGTTCCTTTCGTTGAGAGGAGAGACGAAGGAGACTATTGGGCGGAGGCAGATTTTTCGAGTAACGACAAGTTTCAGTGCGCTGACGTGCAGTTGCTTGAGGTGTCGCTAATGCGAGTTTTGGGTGCTCCTGAATGGTTTGTCCGTGTTCACATGATGACAGACGAGTTTAGGGTTAAGCACACGAAGCACGGCATTTCAGCAACACTCAAGCACCAGCTGCCAACCGGCGCTACTGACACCACTTTTCGCAACACTTTCTGGAACGGTTGCATTTTGTGGTCAGCACTTAAAAAACTGGGTATCCGAAAGTGCCGGGCTTTGCTCATGGGCGATGACATGCTTGCCTGTTTGAATGGAGAAAGCAAATACTTGACTAAAGTCTACACTTCCGTTGCGGCGGAAGCGCAGATGGAAGCCAAGGTCTTTCGACATGCATACTTGTACCAAGCTTCTTTCCTTAGTAAGTTATTTTTGCCATGCCGCATTTTGGACAGGCACCTAACGTTGCCCTTGCTTGGCAAGGCGTTGGGTCGTTTCAACATGCGGGCCAATCAAAATTCTCAAGTAACTGATGAAGGATACATGCTTGGAAAGTCCATTGGTTATGCCTATGAGTTCCGGTACTATCCGGCGCTTCGCGATGTCTTTATTGCTAGATCAGCTATGGAAGCTCCCTTCGTGAAATCTCAGAACCAGATCGGGACTGAGATAACCTGGAATGCTCGAACAGCAGGAGTCACTCTTAAGAACGTCACTTCCAAGATCAACAGCCACGCTGTGGCTGGTGACACCTTGTCAGATGATGATTTTACGGCTTTCTGTTGGGAAAGATACCAGCTCGGAGGAGTTGAAGTAGTTGATCTCTTCAAGCAAGTAGTATTGACACGTGATGCGTCAGTCGATGTTGACGGGATCGTTGTAGAGAAGCTCGCAAAGGACTTTTTGTGAGTTGCCGAGTTGCCTGGATGACGTAGGGCAATCGGTTCTCGAACCGTAATCCCAAACATCGGGTTCAAATCCC